ATAGTAGACCATAAAGTCAATACGGTAATGGGTGACGATATCAAGATCAATTATTCTATTGACGGAATTGATGCTTACGATAAAAACGAACAGTCGGAAGAGTTGGAACAGCTTGCAAGGGTGTTATCTGCCTACGCCATGACATTATGGGAAGGATTGAACGAAGACACCAAAAACGAACAGGCCTTACTTGATGCTGCGATTACCGGTGACGGAATCGAGTATTTCTCGTGGGACCCAAGCTACAACGCAGGCAACGGAGTAAAAGGTCAGATATCAAGCGAAATAGTTGATAATGTTAACTACTTCCCTTCTAATCCGAACAGTTCCGATGTTCAGTCACAGACAAAGATTCAGATTGCTTTCAGGCGAATGGTAGAAGACTTAAAGAAAGAAGCCAAGGCCAACGGTATCCCGAAAGACGAAATAGACAAGATTTGTTCCGATGAAGAAACCGAGTACCAGGCAGGCGATAAGTCAAGAATCGAACTTGACAAGTCAAACAAGGCAATTTGTCTGCTTACCATGTGGAAAAAAGATGGTAAGGTTTATTTCAACAAGTCGACAAAGTATTCAAGGATAACAAAAGAAGATACCGACAGCGGATTAACCTTATATCCGGTAGCGGTAGTCAATTGGGCGATACAGAAAAACTGCTGCCACGGAGTTAGCGAGGTTAAGGGAATTATCCCGAACCAGATAGCCATAAACAAGCTAGTAGCCATGATTATTATGGCGGTCATGCACGTTTCAATCCCAAAGATGGTATACGATGCAACAAGGGTAACACCTCCGAGTAACCTTATAGGTGGACAAATCGGCGTACAGGGTGGAAATATAAAAGAAGTTGTTGGATATATCACACCCGGACAGCTTGCAGGAGACATCTATAAGATAGTCGAAATGCTTATCACCTACACCAAGGAAATGACAGGTGTCACAGACGCCGCTACAGGCGAATTAAACATGGATAACACGTCTGCACTACTTGTATTACAGAAAGCTTCTTCAATCCCATTAAAAGCGATTTCAAGAAGGTTCTGGCGGTTCGTGGAAGACAAGGCAAGAATATGGATGGACTTCTTTATTCACAAGTACAATGTGGATAGAATCCTTACTTATGTTGACCAAGGAGTAAAGCGGACATTCGATTTCAACGGTTCAAATTATGCCGACTTGCAATGGAAGGTTAAGGTTGACGTAGGTGCCAGCAACCAGTGGAACGAGATCACTTCCATGCAGACACTCGATAACTTACTAATGAATCAGCACATAACATTCGCACAGTACCTTGAAAGACTTCCAAACGGAGTAATCCCGATGAAAGATAAATTGTTGCAAGAAATATCCGGCCAAGATATTGACAAAGAGGCAATGATTGTATTGCTTGCCGATTACGTCGAGGGGTTATCACCAGAAATACAAGAGCAATTAAGAAGCATGGCACCAGAAGAACAAGAACAAGCGGTCAAGGAAATGGTGGTGCAACAGCCACAGCAAGCACAAGTGCAACAGCCACAGCAACAAGCGCCTACAATGTAGGTGTTTTTATAAAATCAAATAGGAGGTGACAATATGAAAGGTAAGGCTTGTTCTGGTAAGATGAAAGGCAAACCTATGGTTGCAGTTGCAATCAAGATAGAGCCTAAAAAGAAGTCAAAGAAAACAGTTAAATAGCTAATCACTAAGCCATTCGAAAGAGTGGCTTTTATTGTATGAAAAATTCGCTGTCTCAAGCGTAAAAAGAGAAGGAGAAATTAAACATGGAAGAATTAAATTTAAATACTGTAGACGCAGTACAAGAGAATGCCGTGGATTCTCAATTAGAGCATCAAGTAACCGAACAGGTTAATGAATCTACTGAAAGCGCAATTGGTGAGGTCGCAACACCACAGCAGAACGAAAAACCGGTTCAATCGGCAGAAGACAATGCGAAATTTGCAGAAGTAAGAAGAAGAGCAGCGGAAGAAGCCAGGACAACGGCAAGAGACGAAATGATATCAGAGATGTACGGCGAGTCGCATGGCATACATACTTATGCAGAATATCAAGAAGCTATTGTAGCACAAGAACAAGAACAAAGGCTAGCGGAACTAATGGAGCAGAACATTCCAGAAGAATACGCAACCGAAATGCTTGAAAATCGCAAGTTCCGTGAACAATTTGAAGCCGAGAAACAAGCAAAAGAACAGCAACAGCATCAGCAAGCAGATTTTCAAGATTTTATGTCAGCTTTTCCAGATGTGAAGTCGGAAGATATCCCGGTAGAAGTATGGAAAGCAAACGCAAGCGGTATTCCGCTAAGATATGCGTACGCAGACCACGCATTGAAGCTTACAAGGGAAGCAGAAACAAAGGCGAAAGCCAATTCAGAAAACGCAAAAGGTAGTATGGGAAGTGTTTCCGGTGACGGAGTAGCGAACGGAGACGATTTCGTATCGTTTGAAACTTTCGAAACTAACCGCTCAAATCAGTCGTGGGTAAACACTAACTTCAACAAAATAATGAAAAGCCGTGCCAGATGGTAACGGCATAACGAAAGGATGAACTAATTATGGCAGCTAATACAAACGCAAAAGCATTTATTCCTGAGATATGGAACGCATCAGTTATGAGAACACTTGAGGATAATTTAGTATTAAAGAAAATCTGCAACATCAAGCCAAGCAAGGATATTTCCGGTGCAGGCGATACTGTTTATTTTAACGGTCTTGGAGATGCAACGGTAAGTGATTACACAGGCACACTTGACCATGAAACATTAGTAGACGACCAGATCGCATTGCTTATTGATAAACAGAAGAAATACGCTTTCAAGATTACCGATGTAGAGCAGGCAATGGCAAATGTTGACTTAAAAGGATCACAGGCACAGAGAGCAGCATACAACATGAAAGATGCAGTCGAGAAAGACGTATTCCAGAATGTATATGTAGATGCAACAGCAGGAACCGTAACTGATGCTACTTGTGACAGCGCAACGATCATTGGAGATATTACTCAGGCACAGGTTTACCTTGCAGAAAACAACGTAACATCTGATAATATGTGGATGCTGATTACCCCAGCAATCCAAGCTAAATTACAGCTTGCAGGCATTGCATTCTCGGTTAATGAGGGATTCAATGGCAAGGGCGGAGTAGAATGGGCTAAGTATCTTGGCTTTGATATCTATGTTACTAACACCGTTTACAAGAGTGGTGGTGTTCATTATTGTATGGGTGGGTCTTATCAGGCTATCGGATATGCTGATAAATTATTGGGTGTTAGAAACAGAGAAGCAGAAAATTCAAGAGCACAGCTGATTGATGACTTGATCCTGTATGGTTACAAAACAATTAAACCTTTAGAACTTGTACGTTTAGACTTAACACCAGTTGCCGAGACGGCAATCTAGTAATAATTGATACTATAAACAATCCAAACTAAGGAACTCTTAACAGGGTTCCTTTTTAATAACGAAAGTGAGGAAATATCATGGCAGTAGCAATAACCAATTCAAAATTAACCGCATTAAATGCGGACCAGACATTGACCCAAAACGCAGCGACATCTTCCGTAATTGATGCTACGGAAGTATTTACCTATACGAAGACAGGAAAAGACAGCAAAATCTTACTCGGTTTTGTAAACGGAGCGGGGCACGGTGCAATTACTTATTCTATCGCAGTAGGTGACGGAGTATTTAAGGCAGCAGCAGCAAAGACAGGTTCTATTGCAGCAGGTGCAACCGAAGTTATGCAGATTGAAACAGGTAAATTCAAGAAAACAGCCGGTACAATTTTAATCACATTGACTCCGGCAAGTGGGAAGAGATTGCTTACCGACCACGCAGCGGCTATGTGGGTAGCAGAGTTAATCTAATATTATCAGAAAGGGCTAGGGGAAACTCTAGCCTTATTCTTTTATGGAGGTAACACATGAAGTTTATAGGAACGCCGAATTTGCTAATTAGAGTAAACAAAAATATGCAAAGAACAAGAAACATGAAGCATTTCAGATTTGACTCAGACGGATTTTATGAAACAGAAAGTCCAAGACTTATCAGGCTATTAAGCAGAAGATTTAAGACAGTAGAAGAAAACAACATCGTAGTTGAAAACATAAATGAAGAAATTATTTCGGAGCCAGAAGTTGAAGTACCAATGTCTGAAGCTGTGAAAAAAACATTAAAATGCAAGAAGTGTAGCTATGAAACTTCCAACCAAGGAGAATTACTAGCACATTATCGTTCGGAGCACCCGAAGAAAGGATAACGAATGGCATCTAACGAATTCCAAAATAGATTACTTAGGGCGATGAACAATCAAGCCCATGCAATGATTACGTTTGGTGAAGAATTGAACGAATCGCTGAACGGAAACAGATTTATTGCGATTGATATGACCACAATAGCGACTGGTTTAAGCTTTGACGTTGGTATAACCACTCCATCAGATAAAGATGTTAGATTTTTATGGATTGACCTAGGGTGCGATTTAAACTTTGCAAAATGTATTCTTTATGAGGGAGTTACCTTTACGGGTAGCACACAGATTGTGCCAATTAACAGTAACAGACAGTCAGCAAAGACTGCACAGACGATTATTCATTCAGCATTTAGTGTAACACCCGACATAACAGGTGCCGTAATCGTGGATACGGTCGCAACGCTTGGAGGAACCGGAGTAGGGCAATCTTCTAGCGGTGGAGCACAAGAGGGTGATGGGTTTCTATTATTGAAGAAAAACACCAAGTACCTGCTTCGTGTGTCGAACGAAGACGGCACAACCGCTAACGTGCTATTAAAAATTCCTTTCATAGAAACAACCTTGACGGATTAGGAGGTGTAGAATGTTACAGAATAATTTTGGTGGGTGGTGGACGGAACCTAAAACAAAAGCAATAAAGTCAATCGATAACGACCACGCATATATCCACGCAGGAAAAAGGTTCACGACATTTCACAAGGCTACTATTCTTTCTGCCGGAACACTTGAATTCTCACTTGTCACTCCGGCAACCGGAGTTATACATTATAGACCCATGAAGGTTTCTCCATCTGCCGATAAAGTCGACATAGCGTTCTTTGAGGGAGCAACCGTTAATGTAGCAGGAACCCAATTAGCTTATTTTAACAGAAACAGAAGCGCAACAGCAGTAGCCGGAACAGTATTAAGACACGGAACAACATTTTCGTCAAACGGAGCGGCATTAACCGGTTTTTCTGATTGGTTACCTGGAAGTGAAGGAATTGGAACAATCAGGTTAGGCTCAAGTTCAAACGATGCTGATGAGATCGTTCTAAAACCTAATACAACATATCGTATATTAATAACGAATGGTTCTTCTGCATCAAATACTATCGGGTTTATATTCAATCATTATGAAGAAGAAGCATAAGTGGAAGGAGTAGACATGGCAATTACAAACAATTCAAAAGACGGAGTAATGTACGGATTCTCAACCGATACGCCGTCTACAAATGTTGAGCCATCAGCTAAATTCTACGAATACGACACAGGGAAAATGTATATATTTGATGGAACAATATGGAGAGATGGAAGCGGGGTGGCTAGATAATGGCTAACGGAATCGGATTGCTATTACTAATGGCCAATAAACCATCAACAAGTGGAGGAGGAATTACCTCGGCAGAAATCCTAACCATTGAAACCAACGCAAGCAATATTGTTAAAAACTCCATCATGGACAACGGAACGTTATCATCATTTAAAGTAGTAACCCTGGCGGACTATACCGCACTAGGCACTACAACATCTACCGACAACATAGTTTATCTGATTAGGGGGTAGCCGATGAAGATTAACGGTACCAATATAAATAGATTTATTTTGAACGGAGTGGAAATATTCAGAGTAATGCTAAATGGAGCAAACCTAATCCAAGGAATACATGATTATTTTAACCGTGAGGATTC